TGAGGATTGACCCCTATTCATATAATATAGTAATATTTTCCCTCTACGGGGGATTGAAAGCCCAGGCAACTTCTGGGCTTTCTCTATTTAAAGTTGATTATATGATGTCAAACTTATAGAGGTTCCATCATTAAAAAAAGTAAGCATTCCAAGAGGATGACTCGGCGAGTAGGGGTTTAAAGAATCTGAAGGTAATTCAGGAATATCAAGAGCTCTTACCGAAGTAGTTTCATCAGACAATACCTGTGTCATATCTGCAACCCCGCCAAAATTCTGTAAATATAATAGACTATTTTGATATCTATTAGCAGTCGTAAAATTACTTATAGCATCATAAGATGTCTGAGTTCCATCAAAAGGCAGTACCACATTTCCTATTCGAGCAGTCCCGGGTAATACCGTAAGCATCGTTGAATCAAATTCAAATCCGAAATTCTTAAAACCTGTAGTTGTAAGCATAATTTATATCCTTTAAACTTTTGCCATAGGTCGATTAGGCAAACGATAGATTGCTATAATATTATTATCACCTATCTCATAACCCACATAATTATCAAGTTCCATTAAGGCATGGCGAGACACTATAACTAAAACATATTCTCCCCTTAGCAATTTATTATCCGAAGCTTCTTTTATTCTACACAAAACAGGAATAAATATTTTACGAGAGAGCCCTATCCTTAAACTCTCAGCTGTATATTTAAATTCTTTTGAGGCAGTATTATAATAGAATCTACTAAGATTGTCTTCTGCAATTCCGGAGAGAGTTAATTCCTCATTCAAGCTTCCAGGTATATAAATAGGTAATTGTATAAATCCTGAATCAATCGAGAAATCAGCAAATCTCATCAAATCTATATTATAAAAAGAGCTGTCATCTTGTATTATATTATCATTGACAGGAATATTATTAAGAGGTATCTCATAAGGATCTCTATTATATGATGATCCCCCTGTTCCTAATGACGACATATATAAATTTTTAGGGTCCATTATAGATTTTACAGTTACCGTAGAAGGAAGAGAGGCAGTCGATTGATAGGGTATATAATTATACCCTATAAGTAAGCCATCGTCATTCCCGGTATCATTGCCATAGAGTAGAGCACTCTGTAATATTAAGCCCTGAAAAGACACTGTAGCATTTTGAATAGGAGAAGAAAAATTCAAAGTTATTTCATCTGTATTAATATTTGTAACTGTAACTTCTGTTAAGACATCACCAGCACCACTATCAACCCAACAAAAAGCCTGTTCTAGAGCTGTTACAGTCTCTGTTGTTGATATTCCCAAAATTATTCCTGATGATATACTGGTTTGCCCACTTTTAACATCGGCGGAAGTAAAGGTAAGAGAAGTTACAGAAGTAGTCACATTTTTCTCTAAAATAGTTGAATAACTAAATAGACTTATTTTCATCGCCTCTCTAATGAAATTAACAGAAGCTCCATTCCTAAAGTTCAGATTGTCAGCCTCAGTCAATACCATATAAACCACTTCAATTAATACTCCTTCTAAAAATGGGAAACCAGTCGCAGTCGTTACATATGTCTTATTCTCAGAGTCAACAAATGACATGTCCTCTATTTTATAAGAGAAATTAGAATCTATATTATTAATTTTTTTAATAGTCCATGTCTGATATTTAACATCCGTAGAAACTCCTCCAGTTACTGTGATATTTGTGTCTACTTTAATTTGATTTGTACTTACAATCATATTAGAAGTTAATCTCACAAATGAATGCACTTCTACTGAAGATGCCCTCACAGATTGAGAGGGTATTGTAGTCTCAGAACTGGGATACACAATACTATAACTCACATATCCAGGAACTCCAGAATCCCACTGTTCAAGTATCCTTCCTGTTACTTCATTATCAAAAACTCCCTGATAATAGAAGGCTGGGCTACTTCCCTGACCGTCATAATTTTTAACAAGTTTTGGATCGGAAGGAACCCTATTAAGACCTTTAGTATTTGTAACGATCTTCCTTATAGCAAATCTATAATTTTGTATATCGTCATCTGTTGTATAAGTATTTACTGAAAATGTAAAGATCACTTGATTTGTACCAATCCCAGAAAACTTCCCCGGTAGGGGTTTATTATTGTATGCAGAATTAGTACTTTCATAATATGCGGAATAGAAAGCTACATTTGGATGAGACAACCCATCTGTAATGTCTATAACTCTTTCTGTAGGGATATTACTTGTTGCAGTCAAAGAGTCATATTCAGTACCTATTTCCACCGTTGAATCGACATTTCCTGCCACAGCATCAGCCAAATCAGCACTTACAATAGCTTCTCCTCCATCAGTGGGAATTCCTCCTATCCTATCGAGTTGAAGAATCTCAGTCCCGTATCTATCCCCACCCTGAGTACCCCGAAAGAATCTTGTTTTTAAAGTATTATTCATCAAGGCATCAAAATTCCTATCTAACAGTTCATTTACAGAAGGTATATTAATAAGGCGTCGGACATCCAGAATATCTCTATCGGATAAATTTGCTCCAGTCAGGAGATCTGGTCTTACAACACTATCTGTGTGTGACCCATTTGAATTAGTAGCCGGATTGTAGGCTGAAGAGTTCCTACGGTTCACAAAATACATAGGAATCGCCCAGCAATAGCCGTCTACAGTATTACTGCACTTCGCCTGCCATAGTCCATAATCTCCCGTCGATGCCCCCATATTCTCAAAGGCAAAATTGCCCGTATCATTAGGACCAAGCCCTACAACATTTGACATTCCAAGGCCGGCTTCAGGATAATTTAAAGGATCAACACCATCAGCAACCCGGATCTTATACTGGACCTGAACACGCTTAGTAGTCTCAATATTGGTATCGGGATGTATCGATTCATCGGATAGAAAAATAACCGTGTCCTTGTTACCTTCATAAAAAACTCTTTGAACCTGTCGAGAAATAACATCACTCTTTTGCTCTGTCCACAGACTACCACCATTCTCTGTATACCTGATTTTAGAAAAATCTCCGGCCAGCCATCCTATCGATTGATCAACAAAAGCAACACCGTTCAAATCATAAGCTGTATCGGCATCCTGTTCTATCCACTGAGCCCCAATATCATCAGATTTCAGAATTGTTCCAGAAGCCCCGGTAATCCAAGCTTTACCCCGGAAGATTTCAGTACTAATTTTATAAGAATAAGAAACTAATACCGTGTCACAAGCACGAGGAGCCTCATGAAGAATTATTTGCCCAGTAGTACCATTAAGGCTATCCACATCAACTTCAACGCCTGCAACGGTAACTGTAACATCCGTAGGGACATTTGTAGTTGTTCCAAGGCCATCTCCTTTCGTAATAGGCACATTCATAGTCGTGAAATTCTTATTAGAACCGGTAAACTGAGATGTGGCATCCTCACCATTAACATCCTCATCCAGGTTCGGTACCATTGTCACATCAGAATAATTAACCGAAAGGCTCTTATAGGAGCCATCATAAACATTTCCGGATTGATTTACCCAGCAGAGCCCACCATCTGAAGACCTCAGAATAGTACCATTATCTCCAACAGCAAATCCAAAGTTCAGATCATAGAAGTGAACATTATTTAAATTTTGAGTAGTACGACTGTTCATGACCAGCCAAGTTGAGCCGCCATCGGTAGATCTCAAAATAGTTCCAGTATCACCCACAGCCCATCCAAGTAAATTATCATGAAAATAAACTGAATTAAGATTGACCGTAACATCAGTAGTCATTGCTATCCAGTTAACGCCGTTGTTCGTCTTTAAAAGTAAACCAGTATCACCAACGATCCAGGCAATAAGCTGAGAATAGGCATAAACTTCATTAAGATTTTCAGTGTATCCGCTCTGAAGAACATTCCACCGGTCTCCACCCGACGTTGAGCGGCCTATTACACCACCATCTCCTACAACCCATCCTATTGTACCACTTACAAAGTAGACACTATTGAGCTGTTTCTTGGTATTAATAAGTTGGATTGCCCAACTCTGACCACTGTTCTCGGTATGTAATATGAGCCCGTTCTCTCCAACAGTCCATACATTACTAGTATCATAAGCATAGATACTCATCAAAGCATCAATAATGGTTTCCGGATCAGGTCTATTGTCATCTGTATCAGGGTCCAATAAAGCTCTCCATACTTCAAGGTAAGCACCCTGGACAACATTACCGGTAAGAGGTGGGCTTCCAAGATCTATTAAATTGGAATTAGTTTCTGAAGTATTTGTATTAGTAACGTAGATAACCATACCATTGACCAGGGCATACTCAGGAATAGCTGTAGAAGGATTCTGAGTATAGAATTGATTCTCTAATAATGAACTGGTATAGGTAGGCCTAAGAGTCATCCACCCAGAGGGCATGCCTTCTGTCTGACGTGCAGCGAGGAGTCTTCGAATATCCTGGGCCTCATTAAATTCCGTATCTAAAGGAGGTTTACCCTTTTGAAAGACCACAGTATCATAGCTATACCCTGTAGGGTCCGTTACGAATGACACACCAGTTCCTAAATTCTCTGCCATTTATATTTACTCCTTATAATATAGGAGCCTCATTACGGGGCTCATCATAAACAATTGTAAAGGTTCCCACCCGAAGGTGCTCAATCGACGCCACATTAATATCCTCTGAACCGGTTTCACCATAGACATAATAGGCTACTTCATAACTCTTTGTATCAGGCAGTTGCCCATCCTTCGTGCTTACCACTATTGTGCCATCACTTTGAATATATCCCCGGCCGGCACCTCCAGAGACATCCAATGGATCATCCTGTAACACCAAAGGTAATGAATTTTCAAAGATACCTCTGAACAAATTCTCATCACCACCTTTATCAAGAGTGTTATAACTTAGCACCACAGCTGTTGTTATATAGGCCGTCGTAACACTTTCATTATAGACTTCCCACTGGGTTTCACCTACAAAGTCCCTGACAATAAATGAGCCATCGGCCTTTACCATCCGGGTAAAAGGAATCACAACATAATCCACATCATCAATCTTTCTTATTACATAATTAACATCACTCTGAGTAAGGGACTTTCCTATCTGTAACTGATTAATAAAATTAGCGACCGCGGTATTAATCTTCGAGGTCAATTTATTAAGATCAGTTACACCATATTTCGGAATAACTGTGATAGCTATGTCTACACTATTCTCAATGGCATTCTTCGCCACAGCATCCGCACAGGCGTGTTTAAATTTAGTTATATTTTTCTGTACACTCTCAAGTACAGCATTCGTTGTATAAGTCACCGTGAAATTCTCAAGAGCATTATAACTAATTAATACTTGCTGACCATTAATAATATTACCCGATTCTATAATCAGAAGGGCGGTTGCCTCTATGTCCGTTCCAGGAAGAATGCGGTAATCAACATTAACCACATACTTAACTGTTTTATCAGTACTCTTGACTATAATAGATTCAGGATCAGCTCCTACAAAATCCAGAAATTCCTGTTTTCCCAAAATCATAACATGGGGTTCATCAGTAATCGTTTGGAATCCTGTTGCAGGCAGATCATTGGCATACTTAATTCTTATACCATCACTGGCTATAGTTGAATTACCATTCTGAAGTGTGTCCTCCAGTTTCACCAACTCATAATTATCTGTCGTAAGAGTTCCTGAAATCTGACCGATAACTGAAATGATTTCCCCAACAGGTTGATGTTCCAGAACAAAGGTATCAGAACTTCTGAATTTATAATCCACCCGAATAACATCGGACGTAACCAAACCAATAGCCACATTAGTGGGCTTGGTTTCATCAAGATCAATGGTATTTCCATCACCTATGATTTGATATCCAGAAATATCATACTCCTTTGCCCGGGTCGAATTATACACACGAGTCACATCGAAGATAGGGGTATGTGCAGTTACCCGGGTATTGGTACTCTTGAATTGATATGCCGCAACATTTATAATAGTGAATATTTCACCTTCCTGGGTTCCCAGAGATTGACCTATACTTTCAAAAGAAAAAGCTATTTGATCCGTTACCTGTTTATCCAGGCTACCTTGTATGTAGACATCAACCTTACCACCCACATGTTTATTTCTAACATCATCATAATCTCTCATCATCAAAGGATCTTTTGCTTTCTCTACACGCACTCTTCTGACTCCAGGAACATTGGCAGCAACTTTAGCATAACCTCCCTCAGTACCAGTATCGGCAAAGAAGGCGAGCATGATCCTTGTGGCCAATTCATAATTAGATTCTTCATCCCGGCCAAAAGAAACAGGTAGAGGATTTTCTACAGAAAAATCAGAGTCAGCTCCGGAGGAAATAGATTTAATTGTATATGAATCTGTATTACCCCTTTCACCATCGTTCAGAGATTCAATATCCACATTAATCTCATAACGACCTGTTAGGGCATTATAATAATCATCCCGGTTAGCATATTCAAGAACCTTAGTTGTAAGGGTCTGATAGTTTTGAGAAGGTATACCTTGGTCAAGATCACCAACAGAAGTAACAATAGAACCTTCAATAATAGTCATATTTCTTATTGGAGGTTGTACTATATAAAACAATGCCTGTCCAGTAGATGCTGTAGCACCCCTCCGAGTTTCATTCGCATTAGAGGCAAGTTTATCAAATTGATCATCAATGATCTGTTGTAAATCATTGGAGTCACTAAGATTAAGGGCTAGTTGCAGAGCTTGTTTCGGTAGGGATTCTGAGACAGGGTCACTAATCCCATCGCCGTTAGCATCATCAAAGTCCAAAAGGCCACTTATTGAAAGAGACCGCGATAAGAAATTCTGGATGATATACATCCGGGCGAATTCCTCTGTTATAGGATCGATAATATCTCTGACAACGGTACCCGGTTTAGTATCAGTACCAGCATTATTTACTAGGAGTTCCTGACTGAAAGTAAGAATGATATCAGTCTGATTACGCTGCGGAAGATCTCTTATACCTGTCGTTATAGATATAGGAGAAGCTTCCATTTCAATTGAATTGGGGCTTTCTGTAACTTGTCCTAATATAGGGTCGTAAATAACAGCAGTCACCACAAAAAAGAAAGGAGTAGTGTCAGTAAATGTTGCTGCAGGGAGATGGCCGGCTACAACCATTTCCTGGTATCTTGCCTGAGTGAAATATTGGGAATAAAAATATGCCCGATTAATTTCATCAGTAGTTGTAGTCACTCGAATATTACCGGCAGTATCGATACTCTTACTAAGTTGAGTAACTTCATCTTCATAAAATGTATAAGAATTAACAAGTTGTTTATTAATTTTTACATAAGTACCTAAATTTCCACCACTCTGAAGACTTACCCAGTAATTGTACCCTAAAGTATTTGGTTCAGGATTCTGAGCATTAACAATTTCCATCTGATTTTGATACTCACGAACACTAATTCCTGTGGGTTGGCTAACTGTAATAAAATCATCCCTACTAACAAGAGTAATAGTTATTGTGGCAGCTATACTCGGTATCAATGTGATCTTTTCAATAGCCACAACACACACAACATTGTCTCCCATAATAAGATCACCTGTCCACGCCCATACAGCCTCACCGGAAGTGTAGGAAACACCAGCCAGGGAATCATTAACCCGGATCTCTTTTGTATCAGTGGATGTTGTTCCGGATATAGTCTGAGGAGTTACATCGGTAGCATAGTTGGCACCGCCTGAAGGGAGAAGAATTTCTGGTGAAGCTATTGCCATGATTATATCCTATAATTGCAAAAATTGAGAATAATTAGCTGTCTTTCCGGATTTGGCCCGGGCAGTTACATCAGCTCTGAGAATAGTAGGATCCTGGTCATCTATTCTTACCACAACATTTTCTACCACATCTAAAAGTTCACCTTGTGTTACAGCACGCCCTGTTATTGTGTACTGCTCCTGTAGACTTTTTAAAACCCCCAGAGTTGTAGATATCTGCTGAGTGATCTTATTCGTTATAAAAGCCGAATCAGTAATCCGGGATCCTAATAATTTCACCAGTGTTGTTCCTATAAAAGTATGAAAAGGATTACTTTGTAATTCGGTAACCGTAAATTTCTCAAGGTTCTGTAATAAAAGATTCTCATCCCGTATCTTGAGAAAGTCCCCTTTAATATTATATTGAATATCGTCCAGGAAGTTTCGTCCAACACATTTCGAACAGAAGCGACTAATCGTATAATAGGTAGCTTCCCAATAATCTTCAAGAGCTTTCCATTTATTTCTAAGAGATATCATTCTTGGCCGAGTTACATTTATAGTTATAGGATCATCGACAATTATATAATAATTAGAGGGTACAAGACCATTAGAAGCAAACAGGCTCAATGCCGCAGCAGCCAAAGGTTTCGATAGCCTTATTGACCTTCTATCACTCTCAAGTGTGGCTAATTCTCTGTACACTCTATGATTGCAAATTCTCTGTATATTAATATCGAATGACATATTATCTATTGTCCTATTAGAAGATAATTAAAGACCTGTAAGAGCATTTGCTTGTTGTAATGTTGCCCATAGAAAGTAATAAACATATACGCCTTTAATTTTCTGGCTAACTACATACTTGGTTTTAGCTTTATCTTGTTGAAAGGCACTCCAATTAGTTAAAAAAATGAGCTGACTTGAGCCATTTTTATAAGTTACTGTATACCCCTCCTGACTGAAATACACATAGCTTTTTACCTGAAAAGACCCAACAGGGAAAATTTTCTTAGCATTCTTTTCAGCTTCTTCCTGAGATTCACCTTCTCCTCGTGTCACAATCAATTGTAATTCTTTAAAAGATAAAATATTTCTAGCACCATCACCATAAATACGAGTGTAGTCCTTCACCCATTCAGGAGCACTTTCAGGTAGATCACCTATTTTGATATCTTCCTGATCTTTAAGAGCATCTTTAACTTCTTTCAATTTAGACTGAAATAATAAAGCACCTTTCTCAGCTAGAGCAGTTTGTATAGCATCTGCTTCAGTTTGTTTAGCATCTGTACTGGTTTGAAATTCTTTCGTCTTTTTAGGGCAGATGGGCAGATTGAAATATAACTGCTCATTTTTCTTCTTCCACCATTTCTTTATACTTTTTGAAAATGTGGGGAGTTCGAATGACCCTAAGTAAAATTCCCCTAAGCGTGCCATTGACATAGGATAGCTGCTTGTTTGAGCACTCATAGAATCAGATGCAGGAAGAGATGGATTAGGTTTTCTTTCAATACCTCTGGAGAGTGTTGTATCATTAGTGATATTTCTAAGGTCCCTCATATATCTGTCAACATCCATACTCGTTTTTGTATTTTCTGCGGTATATCTTAATCCTTGTGTACTATAAAACAGTTTATTTTGATTATTAACATCTCCAGGATCGCTAAAATTCAATTTATCATCACTATCTTCATTAATAAATTCTGGATATAATTGGGCATGTGCCCAGAAAATTTGTCGAATCATTAATAAATTCTGAGGTA